TCTTAACCTGTGTCTGATGAATTCAGCGGGTTTCGATGGAGCGATACCATAGTCGATGATAAGCTCGCCGTCGCCTTCTGAATCTTCAGTGTTATTGCTACCGTCGCATACTATGAAGAAAGACTCTGCTGGCGTTTTGCCTGCAAAATATTTCTCATTATGCCATCCAAGAAACAATGAGTACATCTGAGTGAACACTTGCAACTGAAGGTCAGCTGTGTTGTTCTCAAAGTTTACCCACATAGAACCGTTTCCGACCTTTTTCTCAACGAATTGGAAAAGTCTTTCGTGGTTCACGTAGATCCACTGAGGATCAAGCGATGTGGTTCTGCAACCCCATACGCATGTGCCGTGAGCACTATCAGAAACAAGTGGATTAACTCTGTTGACGTACAATGTACCTACGTCTCCTGGAGTCGTATTGGTTGCCATGGTCGGTGTGAAACTGAGACCAGTTATACCTCTTATAGCACCATCGATGATTCCTGCAGGGTTCTTGCCAACGTTCTTGTTAGCATCAGTCCTTGCATAAATACCGGCTATATGTCCGATTGGACTCATGGTCTTTGTTCTTCCCTGGAGTAAATCATAAACCTTTACGAACGGCCAGTAACAAGCTGATTTCTGAGAATTGGTTACTGTTTTCCTGAAAGCCACAGCTGCTGCAACTGTAGAAGTGACCAATGTCGGAGAATAAGGAACAAATACATCCCGTCTTCCTTCTGCGTATGTAATCAATGCACTTGTAGTAGCTGCATCGGTTGCATCAGGAGCGATCAGTAAATAATTCGAATCTACACAAGCATCAAATCTGCTTGCGCCGACTACCAAAGCAGCCTGGATTTCGGTTAAGCCGATTGCTGCACCATCGTTTCCATTAGCCAAGGTATATACTGCCGCTACTGCTGAGCCTGTACCGGTTATATTTACTATCTGGCAAGCTGGATTCAGGAGATTCGCTACATAATTTGCCGCAGTGGTTTCACCGGACTCAAATGTTACGTTCTCATACTTGTCTGCGACATTTCCGGAAGCATCCTTGATAGTGACATCAAAATGTGCGGATGTGTCGGCATTGGCAACAAGCGTAACGGTGTAGCCATTATACTTAGTACCTTTATTAACGGCTTTAATTGTCCAGCCTGTCATGGCTGTTGAATCAGCCTGTCTGGCGCCAACAGATGTTATTCTGAGGGGCAGAACTGTCTGACCGCCGTTATCAAAAAATCCTTTAATGGCATAGCCATTTTCAGATGTAGTGTTCAGACCGCCGTAATTTCTGTCGAATTCAGCCCAACTGTTTACTGCTACGGGGACACCACTGTCCGGACCGTCAGTAAAATAGCCGGGAACCATTAAGGTTGCAGTCGCTACTCCCTGGACAGGTGTTGAGCCACCAGGAAGCCTTTCGAAATATTGACCTGCGCCAAGATACTTACTCATGTTGTTTCTCCATTATTTATTAGATTATTCTCTTTTAGCCATTTCGTCAGGACCTCTACCATCCCCGCCTTATTGGCGCCGGGCTGAAAAGTAATTCCCTTCAATTCTGCAAATTCTTTCAGAGTATTTTTTGTCTCTCTCACGAAGAACTGTTCCCACTCTTCCTGAGTCTTTGCCAGAAACACTTCTGGCTCTTTAATTTCTTTTTCTTCTGCATTCACAACTTCATTCAGTGCTTCTGCTGCTTCGAATGTCTCATCAATCAGGATCTCTTCAGCTTTAGGGACGATTATCAACCTTGGCGGATTGTCCTTGATTTCAACTGGCTGCGGCACGGGTTCGATTGTTATCGCATTCGCGTCAAACTCACCCGAGATTACTACGTAATGTTTTCCGTTGCTGTAGTCCGGATTCAATTCCTCGAATGACACCTGATTCGTTTTAACATGGATCACTCCATTCAGTCCAACCGGAATCCCCTTCTTGTCCATAGTATTTACGAACAGCGCGGAATCACTTATATTCATTATCTTCATTGCATATCCTTATATAATCACGAAGTCTATTTCTGTACCCGCCGGAATGTCCATGTGGAACGAAACATGCGAGGTATCTTCTTCTTTATAATCGCCGAGCTTGCCAGCACTATCTGGTCTCAGGTATTCATTGTCCACAAATACAAGCAGTGACGTTTTCAGACCAGCCGATAGCTGGTAGTCCATTGGGACAGTAACTAAGGTATCTTGTCTGATCGGTTCCAGAACTTCTATCCTGGCTCTGCTTCCCGAACCTCCTATTACTCCCCGATTAGCTTTGACTACATAGGGTAAACGTGGCGGGGTTACTCCTGGCTGAGCTGGATCCATCAGACCGCCTCTTAAAGCAACCTGTCTGATAATCTTACCCTCGACTTCTTCGTCCCATATATCAACTTCTGCCTGCACCATAACTGTAATGCCCCATCCGATGACTCTGTTCGTAAGGCTTGCTACTTCATCCAGTTTACTGCTTCCAGTATAGAACGCTGAATAAGTTCTGCCTATTCCCAAACTGTCAACAACCGATATGCTAACGTCCCTCAGTATCGGTTTCATTACTGAACTATAAAACTTCTGCGCCAGATCCCTATAACGGTCGTACACATTGATCGTATACGTAATGTCGCAGGCTGATGCTGCCTTCTTCGATAGATAAGACGTATATCCTATCTGACCGCCTATAGCTATTGCCTCAGCTCCTGGAGCCGGAACCCTGTATTCAAGTTTCCCGCGATTAGATCTCGCAGGACTGAAATCAGGATCATCTCTGGATATGGTCATGCATGGAATTATTCCAGCCTTCAACATCTGCTCTGGATTCTCAAACGAAACGGGTATATTCGGCGTGAGACCGTCAATGTTCAGCACGAAGGATTTCCCGAGGACCGTTGCCCCCAGAGATTTCACCAAACCGACATCGAAGGTCTCAAGTCCCACATAACCGATTCTATTTCCAAATACAGTGCTCATTATCCGTTCAGTTTCTCAATTATTTTTCCAAAATTTTCCAGTACATTTTCAAAATTTGAAGCTGCTGCTGTAACTGTCTTAGCAAACTTTCCCTTTACTCTCTGCTGTGCCCTATTCGGTGAGCCCCATTTCTTATGGTTCGCATTGATGCTCTTCAAATAAAGCTTGCCGGTCTTAGGATGCTTCTTTATCCATCTACGTTTTCCATACAATGACCATACTGTCGCATTAGGCTTGCCTAGAACGGGGAATCTTCCATTAGCTCCGTGCCATGGATTATCTTCACCCAGCTTATTTTTTGCTAATTTTTCTTTGACTTTTTTTTTATCAATTTTGCATTCAGCCACGCCTTCAGGAACGATGTTATATTCATTGCCATCCTCATCTGTAGCGATACAAAAGGTTGCTTTGCATGAGCAGACAGTCAGCATAGTGTCATCATCCAGTTCAATTTCATCGCCGACCTGAAGTGTCAGATAGTCTTCCTGACTGATCTGCAGTGTTTCTTCATCGACCTCATCATCGTTAGGATCTACGTCTGAAACAATCTGGACCTCATCCCCGTCCTCGTCTTCCGCAGTAATAGTGTCATCCTCGACTTTCTTTACTGTGAGAATCGTTCCGTCGTCCAGTTCAACGCCGTCGCCCACTCCTAACTGTTCAAAATCTTCTGCCGGGATCGACATGGTTAATTCGTCCAACGCTTTTCTGTTTTTGAGTTCTGCAAAGTTCATCTCATTTCTCCTAAATAATTTTCTTTTCAAAGTCTTTTAATTCTTCCACCTTCTTCTCGTCGATGGTGTTGAGCATCTTGGCTCTATTTAACTTACCTTCACCAAATAATTCGTTGTTCGTGACCGCCTTATCCGCAAACCGCTTAATCTCTTTTGCCACCTTCGCCCAATGAGGTCTGTGAGGATACCCAGGCAAGCCGTATTCGAGCCTTAGCAGAGAGAACAGTACATCTACATGCACTTCCTTGATTCTATTCAGCTGACCGTCATGCTTGATTCTTAATTCGTTCAGCGTCTCCCTGGTTGTCAGGTTATCTTCGAGTACCTCTTCTCTTTCGAACTTGGTAGCTCTTCTCA